ATGATCTAAATATCCCCGAAAACGTTAGCGTAAGTCATGACTAAGGACGATCAGGTCATAATCGGTCAACAACCCGACGACCTAGGCTCTAATCGGCTGCTATCGGTTTTACCGCCGTTATCAGCTGACACTTATGGCTCACCGACCCCTAGAATCCATACTCCGCTTAATGATTTACCGTCTAGGGGCTTCGATCTTATAGATTTAGCGGCTGACATACTCCCAGACGGCTTAATGCCATGGCAAAAGTTCGCTTTAGAGCACACTCACAAATACAAACCCGATGGTCGATGGGCTACTCCGACTAATTGCGTCGTCGTTGCCCGGCAAAATGGCAAGTCGTTTCTCCAGCAAATCAGAATTTTAGGCGGTTTATTCTTATGGGACGAGCCACTTCAAATCGGATCAGCTCACAGATTAGCCACATCGCTAGAGCAATTTAGGCAGCTAATCAACTTAATCGAGAGCTCGGAAATGCTATCTAAGCGCGTTCAGCGTATTAGGTGGAGTCATGGCTCAGAGGAAATCGAAGTCAAAGGTACGACCGGGCAAATTAACCGCTTTATCGTAAAGGCTGGCGGCTCAGCTGCTAGAGGCGTTTCCGCACCGTCGGCAATTCACCTAGACGAGCTTCGAGAAATGAAAGATTTAGAATCTTACGCCTCTTTGAGATATACGCTTATGGCTGCCAAGAATCCTATGATTATGAGCTACACAAACGCGGGCGATTCGCACTCAGTCGTTTTAAATGCGTTTCGAGAGCGTGGGCTTGCGGCTGCGGCTGGCGCGGACGACGACATCGGGTATTTCGAGTGGAGCGCACCGACCGACGATATTCAGCTCGAATCTAATTGGCTCGCAGCTAACCCGGCAATCGGTCACACGATTAACATCGACAACATACAGGCGGTTTTAAATGATCCGCCCGAAGTCGTACAAACCGAAGTCTTATGCCGCTGGGTTCAGACTATTTCAAGCATTATTGGAGCGAACGAGTGGAATAATTGCCACGACGAATCCGTCGATCTTGATCCTGAAAAGCTGACATGGCTTGCGCTGGATATTTCACCGGATCGCAAATTCTGCGCGTTAGTCGGAGCTCAGAAATTAGGCGACGAACGTTTCGTCGTGAAGCTACTCCACACTTGGGAGAATTCCGTCCAGCTTGACGATCGAGAAATCGCTAATGAAGCTGCTAAGTATTGCCGAAAGTATCCGCTAGAGTATTTGCTTTACAGCCGTCGGACTTCGGGCGCGGTAGCCGCCAGATTCCAGCCAGCGGGTATTCCGATTTTTGACATGGACTCGGTTTATCCTCAGAGCTGCGACGAGCTGCTCGGTGCGATAAATAGCGGTCGGCTTCGGCACAGGGGGCAAAGCGATCTCACTAAACAGATTCTTTCAGCCGTACAATTAAAGCGCGGTGACGGTGGCTGGGTTATTGGTCGTCGAGCTTCGCAAGCTGCGGTCTGCGCTGCGGTAGCGACGGCGCTAGTTACACACTTCGCGACACGCCCAGAGATGGACTTCGATATTATGACGGGTTAGTGCTATACGGCTGAGAGAATTCGCGCATGGGTATTCGTGATCTGTTTGCGTCAAAGGTAGAAGCGGTAGCGCCGTTACAAGGTAACGACATCGAAGCTTCATATTTACCTGTCCCAACAACAGATTCGCTCTTTACCTTTAACGGCGGCGTACTTACCGCGACGCGTGAAGAAGCTATGAGTATTCCTACGATCGCACGTGCTCGCGGGATTATCTGTTCGTCCATCGCTTCGATCGGATTACAACTCCGGGACAATACGACGGGGCTCGAAGTGCCAGCGCCCCGCGTTATTCGTGATCCCGATCCACGCGTCACGGGTAGCACGACTTACGTCTGGACAGCTGAGGATTTATTATTTTACGGCTTCGCATATTGGCAAATTACAGAATTATTCGCCGACACTATGCGAGTTCGTTCCGTTCAAAGAATCGCACCGACTCGCGTCGGATATTTTTTAAACAATAACGGAACAGAAATCGACCATTACACAATCGACGGAAAACAAATTCCCGATTCTGGCGTAGGCTCGATGGTTGTTTTCTATGGTAACGACGAAGGATTATTAAATCGCGCTGGTCGTACAATTCGCACCGGAGCGGAACTAGAGCGAGCAGCTGCGAACTATGCGCGTGAGCCGATTCCGTCAATGGTATTAAAATCAAACGGAACAGCGCTACCAGCTGATCGAATTGCGAAATTGCTTGAGTCATGGGGCGTTTCACGTCGTAATCGTTCGACGGCATTTTTAAATGCTGACGTTGAACTACAAACAGTCGGCTTCGATCCTGAGAAATTACAGCTGTCAAGTGCGCGTTCGTACATCGCAACAGAATTAGCTCGCGCAATCGGTATTCCGGCGTTTTACGTTGACGCCGAAACTGGATCGAGCATGACTTACTCCAACGCCAATGTCACACGAAAAACGCTTTTGGATTTCAGCTTGATTCCGCTAATGACTTCGATTTCCGAACGGCTATCTATGCCGGACTTCGTTCCAAGTTCGCAATCCGTACATTTCCGTTTAGAGGATTACTTACGCGGCAGCGAAGCCGAGCGCGTCGGAATTTATAAAACTTTATTTGATATTGGCGCGATTAGCGTCGAGGAAATCCGACAAGCTGAGGACATGATTAAATGAAACTAAATATGCCGCTAACAATTACGTCAGCCGACAGCGAATCTCGCACCATTACCGGACGAGTCGTAACATGGAACGAAACAGGATCGACGTCCGCGGGACTTACCACGTTTAAGCCAGAATCTATCGCGACTAAGAACGTAAAACTTTTACTCGAACACGATCGCACTCGACCAATCGGAAAGGTTTTATCTATGACCGCAACCGAACAGGGAATCGACGCGACATTTAAGATCGCGGAAACAACAGCCGGCAACGACGCATTAGTAGAAGCTGCGACGGGTTTGCGCGATGGTTTTAGTGTAGGCGTGAAAGTTAACGCGCACAATTTCGTCGATGGAGTTCTGGTCGTCGCTAAAGGTTCGCTTGATGAAGTGTCTTTAGTGTCCGACCCCGCAATCGACAGCGCTCGCGTCAGTTCCGTAGCTGCGAGCGATACCGAAAGCGACGAGGAAGTCGAATCAACCGATGAGAATTCTGATTCCGAACTAGATGAGGAAACAGAGGAAACAAATCCAACAACAGAAGGAGAACAAGTGTCAGACACTACCGTTCCAGAAAGCGCCGCTGCCGAAACGGTAGAAGCGTCTAAGCACGTCCCTATGGCGTACACCGCGCCACGTTCACCTATTGTCGATAAGGTTTCTTATTTACAGTATTCACTCAAGGCGTCAGTTTTACACGATGAGGACGCTCGCCAATATGTCAAGGCTGCCGATAACACAACATCAACAGCTCCGGGCATGGTTCCAACACCTCAGAGCCGCACAGTTATTAACGCACTAGCTAATGCTGATCGTGGCATGATCGACGCACTATCTCGCGAAGCTCTTAGCGCAACAGGTATGACTTTCGAACTTCCAAAGGTCACAGCTGTTCCAACTGTCGCAAACATCGCAGAAAATGGCGCTGTTACAGAATCAAACTTAAGCGCAACATACATCTCAGTACCAGTTCAGAGCTTTAAGGGTCGCGCAATTTCTACAATCGAATTGATCGACCGGTCGGATCCCAGCTACCTCACCGCGCTCCTTCAAAATCTTGAGTTCGCATACGCTAAGGTCACAGACGAGTTTGCTGTCGGAACTATTGCTGGCGCTGGTCAACAGACAGGCGTTAACGCTAACTCAGCTACTGGATTCCTTGCTTATACATCTCAAGCTGCGGGTGCTGTTTATTCATCATCACTCGGATTTGCTCGTAACTTAGTAGTTAGCCCGGGACAATGGACTAACATCATGGGTTATAACGACAATGGCACACCGCTATACAATGCGGCGCAACCAAGCAATCAGGCAGGAAACGTTCGTGGCGATTCACTTCGTGGCGTAGTTTCACCGGGCTTAAATCTATTCGTTTCACGTTCAATCGGAAACGCTGGACCAACTACATCAGCTGGCGATTTCTCAATGGTCGTAGTTAACCCAGACGCGTGGACATGGTACGAGAGCCCACGTTTCGAGCTGCGCACTAATATCCAATCAGACGGAACCGTCGATATTCTGTATTACGGTTACGCCGCAATCGCTCCAAAGATTCCTTTCGGCGCTTGCTGGAATCAGACCTGAGATAACTAAGAAATAATCATCGGTCGTTTCGCTCCCGAGGCGACCGAGCAGAATCTAGAGAGGATCGCTAATGCCAATTATTACGGCTACGGAACTTCGTGACGTGCTAGGCGTTAGCGATTCTCTTTATTCGGACGCATATCTCGATCTTATGATCGCCAGCGCTGAGGGTGCGATCCTGCCGCTGTTAACTGGCTATCAGTCAGCGATTACAGGGATCGAAGTAAAAGACGGCATGGCGTTTTACACGACTCAACGGATTAACTATTTCGTACCGGGTCAAGCTGTCGTCATTTCAGGCTGCGGAAATGCTTTCGATTTAACCGTAACAGTTAACGATCATCAAATAGCGCCGTACATATTCACGACAGCAACAGCCGCACCAGATCAAATTTTCACACCTAAAATTCCCGCAGGATTAGCCGTATTAAATGGCTCCTCAGCTGAGGATCTTTATTCAGCCGTAGCGCCTGTAAAGTCGGCGCTGCTAGTCGTATCAGTAGAAGTTTTTCAGTCGATCACAGCTCCGGGCAACACTTCGGCTCAGGTCGATTTCAATCCGAGCCCGTTCGTTTTAGGTCGGTCACTCCAAAATAGAGTAATTGGTTTATTAGCTCCGTTTATCCAAGTCGAAAATATGGCTCAATAAATGACGACCGTTCAAGCAGACGTTAGAGCACCGTTAGCGACCGCTCTCGCTGGCGTAGCTGCGTCAGTCTATGAGTCAGTTCCCGAGGCGATTATCGCGCCAGCATGTTTTATTATTCCGGGTACGCCGTACATGGAAACGCGTCTAATTAGCAGCGCTATTCAGCTTAAGTTAAATTTTACAATTTCGGCGGTCGTCGCCTATAACAATAACGCGGGAGCGCTCGACAATCTCGAGAAGCTCGCAATAGAAATTCTCGCGGCTATTCCGTCGGGATATGAAGTCGGCGACGTATCGCGTCCGTCGA